ACCGGCGGTGTTGGTGGACTTGTCCATTTCGGTGATGACCAGCTCGTCGGTTTTGCGACCCAATGCGTATGCACCGGCGCGCGCCACCACTTGCTGTTCGTTGATGTTGGTTTTCAGTTCGTCCAACTGATCGACCCAATCGCCGGCGTAGTAATCATACAAGCTGATTTCCACCGGGGTGTGATCGACGTTCATCACCGGAACCTTACCGTGGCGCGCCTTGGTGGACGCGGTGCCCTTGCCGACTTTTTGGAAGGTGGTGGTGGAACCAACGATGCTGTCCTTTGTGCGCACGGTGTTGCGCAACTTGGAACCCATCTGTTGATACTGCAGATGCACTTCCGCCTGGAAATGGCGGACGAATGACTGTTCGACGGTCGTCGACATGTCTGTCTCCTTAAAAGTTGAAGTGGGTGTAAACGCGCCTTTTGCGGGTTATGGCAGGCCGCCCGGGGAAACGAATTCCAGGCCTGCCGCCCGCAAAAGAGCGCGAAAATCCCCACCAGGCCGCGCACGAAAAAACCGGGCTCTCAAAACGAGAACCCGGCACAAAGCGTGCACGGTTATCCGGCATGGGACGAAAAAGGGGTGGTTAGAAAATCACCTAAAAAATATATGACACTTGTGTCCGATTTACGTGGAAGCTACCCTCTCGCCATGATTGTTCGTTTTTATATGCTCATATCTCTTCTGATACTTTTCGCCTCAAGCCCTATGGTGGTTTGGGCCGATGATGTCGCCATAGATAGTGATGCGTGGTGGGAACCACACTACAGCAAAATTCACCGCACCGATGAGTGTAAGAACATTAAAGCGGTCCTGAATGAAGCCAGGGCTGTCGATAAAATTTCTGCGTATACGTTCGCGCATTCACTTTTAGCTTGGCATTACTGGCAAGGCCCATGTTTTGACAACGATACTGCTTTCGCTGAAGGCTTGCTCCTCAATGTTGCGGAACGTGGAAACTTCATAGCCGCCACTTATTTGGCACAAATGTATTTTCTACAAAAAGGTGAAGACGCCCCCTTGGCCAAAGACTGGGGGCAGCGGGCAAAGCATGCCCTGGCCCCACTTTCATCCATTAACTGGAAACAAACCTTCTATGCTCCCATTGCCGAGCACTTCAGGCAAAAAAAGCAAGTTCTTTCCCCCCACCTTGAACAGGCCTTTTCATGGTTTGAGAACATCCAACACGATGATCCCAACACCCTTTATGAGATTGGCATGAGCTTGTTAGACGATCGCACCATACCGGAAGCCAAGGTATATGCCTGTCGCTGGCTGTATGCGGCAAAACGGAGGGGGCACACCCAAGCCCGATATCGATTGGCGCGGCAACTGATTTTTGGTGAGGGGGTCAGGCAAAAGCTTGATAGTGCGATGCTCTTGTTAGACCAATCCGTCAATCAAGACCAAAACATTGATGCTTATATCTTGGTGTCTCAATTGTTGCAAAAGGGAGATATTTTTGAAAGGGATCTCCGAAAGGCCTATATCGCTTTGCTGAGAGCCCAAAAACAAGGAGCCAGTGTAGAGAAAGCCGATTTTGAGCGACTTCATGCACAATTACCCTCTTATATGATCGATTCGGCCAATGAAGACGCAAACGATTCTGACTTTCTAATTTTTCTCTTCCCTACTCCTGAAAAACAACCTCTCAATCAGTCAGGTCGCCCAGGCAGTATGTGCGTATTTGTTCCGAACTAATCATGACTATGCTGAGGCTCATGCTAAAGACGTGAAATTAGTTCTTAATTTCCACAGTCCTCACCCCATTCACCGCCTCAGGGCAGACATCCTATTCCACCTGCTCTAGCTCATCATAGTAGCTCCGTAACGTTTCTGTTTCTTTATCCACATACTTTTCAAACCAAGAAACCCTGCGATTCAGGTCTTCAATTTCTTTCCTTTTTTCACTCAGCTTGGAAATGTAGAAACATCTCCTGACGACGGCTCCGGCACTGAAACACATGATGTGAGATACCGAACGGCACGGCACCCCTTGCAGCATCGGGACAACGAATATACGCTCGCGTTATGATGGACATGTTACGAACCTTAAGTGCAGTTTTTTTCCTCACCCTGCTCCTGAGCCCCGCCGCGATTGCGGACGAAGCTCAGGACAAACAGGTGGAGATCGGCGTTGCAGCTTTTCATAGTGGCGACTTTGAACGTGCCAAGTCCATCTTGCTGCCGCTGGCCGAAGCGGGACACCCCAAGGCAATGAATATGGTGGGGAAGATATATTCGAAAGGCCATAGCTATTTGAAGAACCGACAAATAGCCTGCAACTGGTACGAACGTTCCGCCGAGGCGGGATATGTGTCCGGGCAAACCAACATTGGCACCTGCCTTTATTGGGGCGACGGTCGCCCTAAGGATATTCCCAAAGCCATATTCTGGAATGAACGAGCCGCCGAACAAGGAAGCAAATTGTCACAGACCAACCTTGCCACATATTACGATGACATCGACCAGGATAAATATCTCTATTGGGCCCAGAAGGCGGCGGCCCAGGGTGGCATCAAGGCCAAAGCCTTGATGTGGAGCAACGGCGACCGCGACCTGGTTCCCGATTTACGATGGACCGACTTGGTGTGCATCGTTGTGATGTATGGTTGGCTGGACAAACCCTACGATTATTGCGACTGACTTAATCCGGCTCGACAGTTGAATCATCGAACACGTCAATCACGCCTTGCACGGCACCATCTGCGGTCATTTCAATGCCTTCTTCTGCCAGCGCGGAGATTAGATCATCCAACTCCTTACTGCTTAGATAGGACAGATCGCGGCCATAATTTTGCTTGATTGTATGGCTCAATGCCTTCAACCCCGTCTTCGCGGCTTTCTTACCCAATAAGCTCAAGGGAGCGCTGAAGACACGCACCGTCGTAATGATCCTGGTGCCCGTAACTTGCGCCCTTTTAGAGAAACCAGCCGTGCGTAACTTTTCCGATGTATGCCCCGCCGACGTAAAAATACCTAGCGGGGTTAACTCATCCAAGCCCCAGGCCAGAGGTTCTGCAACACGGAGGTCTCGACGATAGCTTGGCGCATCCATGTAAGCCGTAGGAATCGCATTCTCGATCCAATTTGAAAGTTTTTCCACTGCAAACTTATTGTATGGTTTGCCCTCCACGGCATCCGCACCTATTAGAAAATCCTTAGTAAGCTCAGCGAATGGTGATGCTAAAGCCTTATGAGAATACTGGCTGTATGCCGCGTTGAGCCCGGCCAAATCTGCTTGCTGCTGACGCTTGATAGACCATACCTTATGGGTCTTCATTTTTGCGTCATAGTTCGCTTCCCAAGGCTGTGGTTCCGGCCTATAGCCATAAGGGTTATGGAGTGTTTCCTGGTGAGCTGTGTAGTAACTTTGGATTTCTGGATGGAGTGTTTTCAATGCTTTCGGATTCCGCATCACCATGCCTGCCAATTGACTGACAAGGTTCTTCCTCGCCGTAGAGGTAGAAGTGCGAAAACCTCCAACCAACGTCCCTGCCGTGGACGGATCATAGTCTGCCATAGGGTGTTCTCCCACATCAGCAGCCTTTTGGTCAGGGCTTCTTCCCAACAGACCATCTTGTGACTCTATCGGTTGCTCACCCACATCGGCGGCCTTTTGATCGAGGGTTCTTCCCATCGGTCCGTCTTGCGGCGTCAATGAACCAATTGTCGACGCACCACGGCCCAAGACATCCTTTGGCGCTCCAGCAGCCTGGGCCGCCCTATTCTTGGCGAGTTTTTGTGCAGCAAGTCTTGTGCGCTGACGCGCCTTAGCGATGTCGGCCATGCGCTGGCGGTTTTCTTGCTGGGTCTTTTGTGCATCCGCCTCGAAAGCATCGAGTGCGTCCGTGGCGATATACTCCGGATGATCGGGCGTCAAGAAAGCAGGGTTGTTTTGAACGGATTTGCCGGTCGTGAGGCCTGAACCGTCAGCTCGATTTCCAAGTTGAGCATCGTAATTTCCGTCCGGGCTATAGTATCCACCGCCCGGCCCGTAGTCTCCTCCACGCAAATAATCTGCGCGTTTACCACCATACTTATCCTTCAAATATTCAGCCTTCTCCACATCATACGGACTGTGGGGCCCCTCATATGTTCCACTGAATATGGCCTTCAGGCTTTCCGCCATACCTTCGAGCAAACTGGGAGCTTCTCTCAGCTTGCCGCCATTATCGCTCTTTGGTTCGGGATTGGGTTTGTCATCTTTCGGCGTATTCGGGTTGGTTGCGGGGGCTTCTTGAGGTGCGGAATCGTCCTCGCCCAACAAGCTGGAGTTCCAATCATCAGCGTCTTCTTCATCGTCCTCTGCGTTGGTGCTGAGAAGTCCCCCATCATCCACGGTCTGACCTGCAGCTCGATTCCTCCGGTCAGCATCGGCCTTGGTTTTGTCTTCTTTCTGTTTCGCACCCATCAGGCCTTCAGATTCATTTTCTTGCGCATTTTGACCATCTTCATTGTTGTCTTTTGCGTCACCATCGGGATCGCTGCCTTGGCCTCTCCCATAGCCATCACTGCCTTGACGACCATGATCATTACTGTCTCCATCATCAGAACTATCATCAGTCGATGAGCTATCGCTCTGATTCGCCTTATGATCTGCTGATGGATCAAACCTAAACTCCAACAACCCGGTTTGCGGATTGATGCTCCCTCCATCAGTGACGGTGTGCAGCAATGCGGCTTCTTCGGGCGTGATGTGGGCGAGCAGTTCGTCGCCGCCTCGGCCCATGCTTTGCAACGCTTGCGCAGTGGCTTGCAAGGCGGTGGTGGCGCGGCGCGGAGTCATCGCTTGGCTCAACGCCGCCTCGGTCTCGCCGTCCGGCTTGATCGCGCCGTCAGCTTTGAGACCTTGAGATTTCTGAAACGCTTTGATGGCGTCGAACAACGCCACGTCGGGAAACTGCGACAAACCCCATTCGGGCGCATCGTAATGCCCCAGCGTACAGAGTGCGGATTTCATCTTCACCACATCCAGAGGTGCGGCGCTGGCATTGGCGGCCAGGGGCTTGGAACATGTAACAATCGGATGAGGACGCATGAATGTTCTCCTGATTTAACAACACCCAGCGAAGCCGCGCACAAAAAAACCGAGCTCTCAACAAAGAGAACCCGGCCCAAAGCGTGCACGGTTATCCGGCATGGGACGAAAAAGGGGTGGTTAGAAAATCACCTAAAGAATAGAACCCCGCCAGAGCTTACATGGCGGGGTATCTCAATGACATGTTTGCAAAGGTACGCTCTTTATGCGCCCTCCCGATACGTCAAGAACCACTGCCCATCGATCTGTTCGATGGCGTTGATCGGTTGCCGGTCGTCAGGGCCGACTTGGAAACAGATTAACCCAGCCGAATCGTCTCGGTTCAAATATTCAGGATTAAGGTCTTCGACAGGGTTACCGTAGTTCCGATAAAATCGGATAACACAATTAGCGTAAGATCTACGTTCACCATTCTCTTCATATGATCCGACATCGGAGCTCATATAAAATGTATACTCACCATCGTAACGTTTTTTACGGATTTCATTATAGGTTGCCACCAGCAAGGACAAGCCAGCTGAAAGCTCTTCACCATCGACGCCGTCTTTATCTACGTCCATGATATGGACTTTGTTATCCATCCATTGAACGTACTCTCTGTCTTCTTCCATTTCCCCCTTACGCCCAACCTCGCTGAATTCCGACATTTTATCGGGATAATTGTAATAACATCCACCAAACAGCTCGACCAAGCCGTTGGATAACCATTTGCTTTCGCTCGGGCGCAACGTTTGAGTGATTCGAATGTCAGGGGCGAACTCATTGAGCATGCGAGCCATTTGTTTATCTACGGTGAACGAAATCATCACTGCTCTCCCACAAAATGTAATGCCTTATCTAAGCCTTGCTTGAACTCTTTGGTTTCGAGCATATCACGTTCCTTATTGGTCAATACTCTCTTCGTCTTAGTTGTTAGAGCCCAGTCACCCGTATTCACATTATGAACGTACTTCTGTCCATCCGGTGTTTGAAGGTGAATTTGTCCCGCTCTTTTTCCAGGTGCAGAGTTTTCGACGTCGAACCTATATCCAGAATATTTTGTTGTGTTTCGATATACTGTGTGGCTTTCAACTTTTACCCCCTTGGCACCAAAAAGATGCTTCCCGCCCCGCCCCCATCTCGTGTCGCTTGGGTCATATTTGCCAAGTTTTGGAGGGGAGGGTTTGATTCTTTTCCCACCAGACATGCCTAAGACACCAAGTGGAGTTTTAGCACCACTTAATAACCCCCCGCCTGTAATATTAAGGGCCATATTGGTAATTTGATCTTCTGTATAAGGCTCCCCATTCAGAACACGTCCAGGCAGCGTGAATGCATCCAACAATCCTACCGCCGCATTAGGCAGGGCTAAGACTGCCTTGCCAGTCCTCTTATCTATACCGAACGGCACAACATCCCCTCGTTCCACAATATTGGGATCAAGCATCCCCATAGGGTCGTTAGTTTGCGTGTCGCCTTGGGCAGACATCATTTCCGCCACATCTTCCGGCGTCATATTGCCCGTTGCTGGACGACCCATTTGCTCCTGCAACGCCTTGATCCCATCCACGGTGGCTTTGCCGATATAGCCGCTCATGTATCTGGAATCGAGCATCCCTTTTTCGACCAAATCACTCTGCACTTTCAAAACGTCAGAGCGCTCGTTCGTGCCGTTCAAACCGACGGTTTCCGTAGTCGGGCCCGTCGCAAGTTTGCCTGCCATATTGGCCCGGAAATCCAGTACCTTCTGACGAATGTCCTTGCGCTGGGTCAAGGACTTCGGACCTCCTGCGTTGGTCAGGCCCATGAATTCATCTGCAAAAGGCCCCAAATTACTCATGCTGCCTGAAAGGTTGCTGGATGATGTATTCAAAGCCGCCTCCCCCACATCTGCGGCCTTTTGGTCTTGGGTTCGGCCCAGCGGGCCGCCTTTGGCTGTGGTCGTCGCAGACGCCTTGCCGCCGATCAGGTCGTTGGCCCAGTTGTCGGTGAAGGTCACGCCGTTCTTTGAAAAGTAGCCGGACTTCGGCGCTTGCTTGGCCTGTTGTTGGCGTTGTTGGCTTTGTGCCCAGGTCTTGCTTTGCTGTTCGATGCTGGGGGTGTCTGCGGGGGCGCGAGAATAGGGGCTGGCGACCTCGGAACGGGCACCGGGGGAACCGGCGCCGAGCAAGGCCCTTTCCGTCGGACCGCCGGGGTTGATCTGGCCGTCGACTTTGAGGCCCTTCTTATCCTGAAACGCTTTGGTCGCATCGAGCGTCTTGGTGCCGATGAAACCCGTTTGCTCATCCAAGTCGCCTTCAGCTACCAGTGCGCCCTGCACTTTGGTTACGTCTTTGGTTTTATTCAAACCCAGAGGGCCGACGCTGTCGTCAAGGGGGGAGCTTGAAGGGGTGTCCGCCAAACCGGCGGAAGCATCTTCGTTCAGCAGTGATTGCACGGCGGGCTTAGAACCCGGAGCACTGGGGGCGTTTTGTGTCGGCTTGGAACGCTCCCCACGTGTTTCAGCATCGCCATTGACGGCCCCCTTGTCCTTGCCGAAGATCGAATTGATTTTGTCGCGCGTTTCGGCTGTATCGTCGTCTTTGACCGAGGTCCAATCTTTGTAACCATACTTCGAACCTAGCGCAAAGCGTTCCCAGCCTTTCGCTTTTGAAAGCTTGTCGAGGTAGTCTTTTCGTTCTTTTGCTTCTTTTGCATCTTCTGCTTTTTTCTCTGCCTCTCTTTTGGCTTTTTCCGCTTCCTCTTTGGCGCTGTCTTGGCCGCCTTCGCTACCGCTATCACTGCCCATTTTTCACCTGCACAATCTTTCCATGTTTCGCAAAGCGCACCCAAGATGCTCCCGGCAAATCGCTTGCGGGAATGTCCTTGAACGTGCGTCGAAGTTGTCCGTAAAGCGCCAAGGCGTGGCCATGTGGCGCAATGAAATCCATAAAAACGAGGCGATCGCCCGAACACCAATCATCGGGCTGAAGCTTATAATCATCATGCAAGAACGCGTTGGCTTTGCTTTCGGGTAACCACGCCCAAGATGCCCAGGCGACGACAGCGCCATCACGCATCAAGTAGGTGTGCTGCCCCAGTTCCAGCGGCGGCACGATGCAACGCAGGATCGTATCCACGTTGTATTGTCGATGGTGGCCGGATCGCTGCATGAGGCCTAAGATATGTTCGAGCATGATGTCTCCTGAAAAAAGAAGACCGCGGGCGACCGTTTTCGATCGCCCGCGGCCCAAGCGGCGGGAGCTGCGAATTCAACGCGCTCACCGCCCTTCGGCGCGGTGGCAAGGGAGGTAGCCAACCTGCGCCGAGCCTTTTTCCGAAAGCCTTTAGGCGTCCGGATACAAGTTGCGAAAGCCCTGACGGACTTGCGAAACGAAGGAAGGATCGCGTTCCTTCCAATAGCGCGGGTCTTTCATCATGCGCTTGACGTCTTGTTCGGATGAACCGGGTTGGGTTTCGGCGGCGCGGGTCAAAGTCGGCTCGCGGTTTTTCATCATTTCAAACATCGCGATGACGCCTTCGGCCGAAGCCACTAGGTTTTCGTAAACCGTGGGGTTGAGGTTGGCCTTGCCCCATGCGCTGAGCTGCGGACGAATGGCTTGAAAGCGTTCGGGGCTGCCGAAGTGCTCGTTCAAGCGTTCCGCTTCACGATTGTTTTCGTAACTTGCCGCGATCTGCGCGACCATCGGCATCATACGTTCTGACGCGAGGTCGTAGACCAACTGTGCTTGGGGTTTCGAAAAACCGTTGTCGAACAAACGCTGGTTGATCTCATCATCAACGTCGAGCAAATCGTCATCGATCATGATGTCGTAAGCGCCCGGATGATCCGGCATGTCTTGCGCCATATTCGCAGCCGGGTTGGACAGGTGACGTTCGAGTTCTTGATAGGACCGCGCCAGCGCTTCGGTGCGCACGACGCCGTTGTCTTCGTCCCAGAATTTGGACGGCAGCCACGGCGGGCAGCCGCGTTGAGGGGTGTTGGGGGTGTTCATGGATTCACTCCTGTTTGTGAAAAAATGGATTGATGAATGGAACGGTCTCAGTCACCGTCGCGACCGCGCTGGGCCAATGCGGCGATGTAGCTGACCAGCTGGCGCTGGCCTTCGATATGGCGCAGCATCTCAGCCGTCGCGCTGGGGCCGAGCGCACGTTCCAGCGTGATGGCGCGCAAATGCTTCAGCACCTTTTCGCCATCCGGTCCGCTAAAGCATCGGGCATAAGCCAAACGCAATTCGCGATCTGGGGCGTGATCTGGGGCGCGATCAAGATCGGGGTAACTTTCGTCGGAACCGCTACCGCCAACCGCTTTGGCGACATCGCGCTCAAACCAAGCCCAGCCTTTTTGCGGCTCACTCATTGTTTGGTTCCTTTAAACGGGTTAAGCGGTGCGCCCGACGCTGGGGGCGTATAAGGCGGTGTGAGGCTTGAGCGATTGAACGCCGGCGGCTTTACCGCTTGGGCAGGATTGATGGCGGCTTGTTCCGACGGCGCTTGCGCTTGCAGGGCCTCGGACAACGCCGCGAGGTTCACGCCCCCGCCCGGCGGCTTTTTAGGCGAACCGGTCGGTGCGGATTGTGGGTTCATATCGTTTTCGCTGAGCAGCAATTCTTCGGGAACGCGAAACGCCTTGGCCAACCACCGCGCGGTACGCGGCACATCGATGATGTCCGACGCGCCGCCGCCCAATTGCTGAACGGCCTGGAACCACGCCACCGCGCCGCTGATGTCTTCTTGCGACTGGCGACGCGCAAGCGGCGACTTGTAATCGATATCGACGTTGCGTCCATCGATCGCAATGGCGGGGATTTCCCCACGTCGGCGCAAGATGGCCAGACCGCGATCGATCATCGGGCTGAGCAATTCCGATTGCAGCCGGCCATAGGTCGCGCCGAGAATGCGCGCCATTTCGGTTGAACGTTCCAAGACTTCGGTGGCGCTCATCTTCGGTCCCGCGACTTGGCCCAGTTTGTCGGCCAACAACGCGGAACGGATACTCGCGCGGAGGCTTTCCAGCACCAGGCCAGAAATGTCGAAACGCCCAGGTGCCGCCAACGGCGTAAGACCGTTTGAGCCCACCGCTTTGGGGATGATCGCGCCCGGCACCAATTTGATGTTGGCGGGGTTGAGCACGCCGTCGTCATCCGCCTGCCAAATTCCGGTGACGGCGATGGAAGCATTTTTCAACACCAGCTCAACCACCTTGTTGGCGGTCTTGATATCGGGCAACGCCTTCATCACCGGCGAGCGCCCATAAACTTCGCCGGGTGCTTTCAGCCAGCGAAAATTGATAAACGGTGATTTTTCAAATCGTCCTTCGGAAAGCACCAACGCGTCAGACACCAAGCCCGGTGCCGTTTCCGCCACCGCCATGTAGCGGTAGCCTTTATCGTCGGGAAACACGGCTTCGATGACCGGAATGCGGATTTCTTCCCCATCCATGATCGCGGCTTTTTCTTCACCCAAATCGGGGGCGTCGGGATAACGCTGTTTCAATTCGCGCCGGCTCAATTCCATGCGTCGCATGGTGCCGTCCAAACGTCCGCCTGCATCGTTTTCAAACACCACGTCGAACAACGGCACGGCGGTGAAGCGAAATGCAGAGGCTTCGCCAAGCGGGCTTTCTTCCAGCATCAAGCAAGCCGTACCCACGGTCACCAGATCGAGAAAACACTGGTGAATTTCGATGGCGAAGTTGGAACGATCGATATGGGACTGCAAAATTCCGGCAGCCTTTTCCAGTTTCGACGCGACGACTTCGCGGTCCTCGTCACTGACATCGGTGCCGGGCATCAAACCCACCCACCGCGCCCAAGGTGGCGTCAAATTGGCCAGCAGACTGGCCGCCAATTGATCCACCGCATCCGGTGCGGTGCCATCGAACAATTTATCGCCGGCCTTGCTCCCCGCTTGGTTGTTCGGATTGCGCTGAGGCAAAGTGTAATCGTAGCAGTCATTCCAATGCGCTTCCCAGGTGCGGCGGCGATCCTTGGCGCGCTGGTAACTTTGAATGACCGATTGCGGGGTCAAGTCCATCATGATCATTCTCCCAACAGAGATTTTTTCGGTGCCGCTTTTTCGTTCGGCGTCACCAAACCGCGTGCTGATGTTTGGATCATGCCACCGCGACCGCGACGACGACGTTCCAACGCATCAAGGCGCTGTTGGGTTTCGTCCACGGTCGTATCCACCACCGAGGTCGGCGCAGGTGCGGCGGGGGCCTGGGGTGCGCTGGTAAAACCACCCATGATTTCTCACTCCTTATTCAGAGGTTAAAGACACAAAAAACCCGGAGGCCTAACCCCCGGGTTTGCTCTGGACACACTGGTGCCGTTCGTTAAGGGAATTTATATTCCTATCATACCTTAAAGTCAAGGAATATTTTCTGTTTTCTGAAATTATTTAAGTGACGATAGAGCTGCCATGGCGTAAACACCCTTGGCGCGCGTAGTCCCAGCACCCTTTTGACGGCCTCGACGCAACTGTAAGGTGCCCAAAAAAAAGGTCGAGGGCGGAGGGGACGCACAGTTTCGTCAATCACCTCATACCCGCTCATCACCAACCAGGCGCGAATCGCTTCTTCCTGATCGCCGGGCCACACCTCAATTTCCGTTCCATTGGACAAGGGATTGTACATGACCCACCGGTCTCCACTTTCCAGCAGCGCGAAACAATGACGAAATCCGGGTCTCAGAAGACGCAGCCACATAAGGTCTGCCTCACCGCCGAACACCACCAGTGCACGGCGAGGACGTTGTTCATCCCCTTCATTCACAGCCTCCACGGGATCAACCTCATTTGGGGGTGACGTGGCCTCAACCGCATTCGGCACAACGGTCATCATGACGCACAATCCCTTTACTTTTCAATTCCGTGGTCAAGCGGTCCAACGCATCATCCCACAAAAGGAAGCTGCGTTCTTCTTCACGCACTCGAGAATCAGGCGGGCAATTGCGCCAACCGAACGCCGCCAAGGTTTTGAGATGCTCGCCATTGATCACCCGGCGGCGATACAAGCGCATCACGGCACGATAAATGTCATCGGGTTCGCACGGGCGTGTGTGAGACGACGCGGTTTCCGTCAAGCGCGCCCCTTCCCGGCGCGCGCGCTCGGATCGGATGTACCAAAACCAGGCTTCCTCAGCATCCAAGAACTCAATCACATCTTTGATGGGGATCGGCCTCTTTACATAGCGGATTTTTGTCACTTAGAGCACTCCTAATTAGGTTTTTTCTCCTTGTGATTGTATTAGGGTCAATTTAATCCCATGTCAATACTTGAGCGGTTTTTTTTCCTAGTGACATCCTTTCGCAGTGATGTGACAATCTTCCCATGTTAAAACATGGCGACGTTTGGAGAGCAGTGGATAGGTTGGCGGCGGCTTACGGGTTGTCGGCGTCCGGGCTTGCGCGTAAAGCGGGGCTCGACCCCACCACATTCAACAAATCCAAACGCGTCACCCGCGAAGGCAAACTGCGCTGGCCGTCGACGGAAAGCATCTCGAAGATTCTCAAAGCCACCGGCGCCGAACTTCAAGAATTTATCGCGTACATCGAAAATGGTGAGATGGCTGCACCACGTAACGTACCGCTGATCGGCTTCGCCCAGGCGGGTGCTCGCGGTTTTTTTGACGACGCGGGATACCCCACCGGCGGCGGTTGGGACGAAATCTCATTCCCCGGTTCCACCGACCCGCACGCGTTTGCGCTGGAAATTTCCGGTGACAGCATGGAACCGGTGTTTCGCGACGGCGACATCGTGGTGGTGTCACCCGAAGGCGGCGTGCGCCGCGGCGACCGGGTGGTGGTCAAAACCCGTGATGGCGAGGTGATGGCCAAGGTCCTCAAACGCAAGTCCGCACAACGCATCGAGCTCAGCTCATTCAACGCCACACACGAAGACCGCGAAATCCAGCTTGCCGATGTGGAATGGATCGCGCGCATCATTTGGGCCGCGCAGTAG